AGAGTATCTGGGAGCAACAGCAACAAGCGGCAGAAGTAGGAGCACCTCCACTATCAAAGCTTGATGGCACAGCCGTCCCCGGACAAATGACCGGGACAGGCACTGGGGAAAATCCTTTTACAGGTTTAGGAGGCTTCCTGAAAAACCTCTTCCTTCCAAAAGATGATAGAACAAGTGCGACCGGAGGAAGAAATATAGATTGGAGCTCCAGAACTTATCAAGACGGTGGATATGTAACACCGCATAACAATACAAGAAGATTATTAAATCAAGCGAGGAGACGTTATGGCAGAAATAGCTAGACTCAATCTGAGTGCACCCGTATACGACCCTTCAAGGTCATTACGAGGTGAACATGCCTTACCAACAAGTGAACGAATACGTAGAGGTAGGCAAGACGCACTTAACAATGCTTTAAAAATGTATCAGCTTAAGGGTGCGAAGTATCAGATGGAGCAAGTCGAGTCTCTAAAAAGGTCTGATGAATTCCTTGCTAAAAATGCAAGCAACTTATTTAATTATAAAGCTGACCCGACGAACCCAGAATCATGGAAGTTCACTAAGCCGGGTGCTCGTGCGGAGTTCTACAAACAATGGAAAGAAGAAGTCGGTGGAAACTGGCAAGGCTTTCAAGCGGCTTATGGTGCGGCTAAGAAAGCTGAATCTGAAGCTATGCAGAAGAAAATCTTAAACGAAAGGTTTAAGTATCGTACGGAAGGTGAATATAAAAGAGCATTTAGCAACTCTATAAATGCCCTTAGCGAAGGAGAGCGTAATCAGTTATTCACACATGCTACTCCAGAATTGTATTCAATGTTACAACAAACCTATGTATCTAAAGATGCCTCTGCATGGGAAGCTCAAGATATTCTTGACCCACTAGTAGGCGGTGGCTGGATGGAAAGAGATACAGCCGAAGCTATTGATGACAACTTAGGTAAGATTATGGTTGGAACGGCTGGTGTTGTTGGAGTTGGAATGGCTCTAAGAAAAGGAAGACCTAAGAAGGCTTGGGATGCGGCAAAGAAGTTATTTGGCGGAAAAGCTGGTAAAGAAACTGCGGAGACTGCTTCTAAATGGAAAACTGGTACACAGATGGAGTTGTTTGGTGGTACAATACCATCTAATAAAGTTGGTACTGTTGTTAAAGATGTGCAGACTAAGGTAAAGCTTGGTGAACTTACTGGTGGAGAAGGTAAGCAATTAGAGTTGGCTTTCAAGAACGTATCTAGAAAAAATGGCGGTGATGTACCTGCTAAAGAAGTCGCTGAAGAACTAGCTAAAAGTAAAACTGGTCAAAGTATCCTTAAGAAGATTGGTGGAGGTCTCGGTATAATGGGACTTACTGTAGGCGGAGTTGGTGTAGGCGGTAAGGCTGGCGAAATACTGGGAGAGACTGACCCTAGTGGAAGGAATAAAGGTGCTGAAATAGGTGCTTTAGCTGGAGCTCAACTTCTACCCGGAATGTTTACGACTATGAAAAGTGCCTTAGATAAGAAGGGTGCTAGTTGGGTTATGAAGAAAATTGTATCTAGAGGAGGGCCAGCATTAGCGGCTAGAACAGTAGCTAAAGTTGGATTAGGTTCTATAGGAGGATTATTCTCTGGTGGAACAGCATCACTATTTGCGGCAGGTTGGTTAGCGGCTGATATAGCGTTAATATATAATATCCTTAAAGAGGAAGAAGATAAAGGAGTAATATAGATGGCGTCAATTCCACCTAAGGAGTGGGAGCCATCGTTCGACCAAGGAGCAATACGGGAAGCGATAGGTAAATACACTCTTAATCCTGAGATGTTCGATGATGAACAGGTGGCGGAGTTAGAGACACATGCATCTTATTATAGGGTTCCATTTGCACGGTCTGACCAAGACCAAGAAGCTTTCCTTTCTAAAGTAATAACAAACCTCGGCAAGGGGTTCATTGAAGGTTTCACTACAATACCTACTGAGAAGATGGGTGGTGAACATCCTACTGATACAGTAGAGGGTATATCTAGAAACTTAGGACACTTAGCAGGATTTGTTGGATATCTCCCCGGGGCTAGATGGATACCAGCTCTAAGGGTATTAAGAGGAAAAAGTATCCCTATGGCTGGAGCCACAGCCGTTCAAAAAAGATTAGGTAAGGTGTTTAAACCTGCTATGCAAGAAGCTGGGCCTTGGGCTCAGAAGTTTGCAAAGGGTACTGTGCTATCTGATATGGCTGGTGGTGCTTTCCACCTTGGGACAGCAAGTGCTATATCAAGTTGGACTGAGGGTATAGATGCTATGGTAGAGAGTGCTGGATTTGGAGCAACCTTTGGAGCTGTATTTAGAGGTATCGGTAATATGCCCGGGTTTGGTAAGCGTTTGAGTGCAACACAACTGAATCAAACATCTGGAGCCCCAGTACTTAGTAAGCTTAGTAGCGGTCAGAAACTAGACCTTAGTTTGAGAACACTGGCTGGTAGTATGTTCCAAGGATTACCCTCAAGTATGCAGGGTGCAACTACAGAAGAACAGGTATATGCCTATCTAATGGGTGCTTTCTTTGGGTTTAAAGAGACTCCGTTGTCTACGAGAACTTCAAGAGAATTCTTACATAAATTTATGAAAGATAAGGAAGGGGACTTACCTGAAGACCATCCAGAGTTCAAAAATTATACCCCTGAGATGCAAGAAATAATTAAAAATGACTTCACATATTGGTTCGGCCCAGAAGAAACTAGGTCTTTAGCCTTTAAATTGGCTCGAGAAGGCGGTATCACTATGGAGGACTTAGAGAAAGAAGCTAAAAAGCTTGGTGTAGAAGTCGCTGAAGACCCAGTAACACAAGAAATGTTCTTAGCTCCCACTAAGGATATGTTAGAAGCCCTGAAGGAACGACGAATAGCGGAAGGAGCAGGAGAAGACATACATGATATTGATATGCATGCTCATTATGAAGATTTTCGTACTAAAGGTGCTTCAGTATATGGTTTTGTAGAGAGAGAAGCTACTTCAGCATGGGAAAAAGGTGAACCTGCTGATGTAAAGAAGCTTCAAGTATCGCTTGAAGTCTGGGAGAAGTGGAAATCATTACATAAGGCTAAAAAAGGTGATATAGAAAGACCTATACCCGGAGCTAGTGAAGAGATGGTAAGATTCTTCTCTCAGAAGTACGGGGTAAACTTTACAGAGGAACAAGCTGGTTGGTGGAGAGCGTTCTCTGAACAGAATCGTAAGAAAGAAAGAGTTCGTCATCTTACTATGGTAGATGGTAAGCCAGAGTATTTGCCAATACACGGTATAAATAAAGCTGGTAACCAGAAGAAGATATGGTTTGAGCCACCACTTATTCAAAGAATGTTTGAAAGGATGCTCAATTTGCCAAAAGAGCAACTAAAACCATTCTACACTATGTATGAACACATCATTATAGATGGTAAAGAATATGAATTTAGTGAGGCTCGTGATAAATATACCAAAGAGGCTAAGAAAAGAATCCAAAAACAGGCGGCTGACCGTAGCGAAAAGATTATGGGTGACGAGTTAAACGATATGGCAGAAAGAGCGGCTGACAGAAAGATTGCGACTGAACTATCTAGACTTATTGATTTTGCCGATAAAGAGAACTATTACTATATAGGTGGTAAGGGTGATAATAAAAGAATGTACTTTGTACAGTATCATCCTAAGATGAAGGGTGATTTAAAATCACTTAATGCAAGAATAAAAGATTTAAAGCGAGCATATGCACGTGCCCCAAAAGAAGTTAGGATGCAACCTAAAGAGTTTGATAAAGCTATGGAAATTGGTCTGCAGAACTTTAAAAACTATATGTATTATGAAGGTAAGGGCGGTGGAACAGATGCGGCGTTAAGATACAAGAAAGCTTTTGTATCTAATATGATGTATGATTTGACATGGAACGGCGTTGACATAGCTATTGATAAACCACTCAATATGCGTGCTATTTTAAAAGAAGGTTACTTAAACGCATCTAGGACTCCAGCTAAAGCTTATAATAAGCGGTCACAGATATGGTTTAACACAGGCTTAACTGCTAATCAAAACTACATAAAGAATTTAGTAAAGGATACTATAGACGGTAGGGCGTTTAGGTATATTGCATTTAAAGATGCTAAAAACCCAGAGGATGTTCCTGTTGGGTTACATGCGCTACTCAACGCAGAAGCAACAGATGGTGGCCCATTTGCTAGGCGAGATGTCATAGATGCATTGAACAAAGACAAGGGGCTACCAACTTCTGGTGGAACAAATAAATCGTTTATTGTTTCTTCTCCTGATATAAAGTTAATGGAAGGAGAAAAGGGTTTAGGAGCTGTTCTTGGCAAATATATGTTTCATGTACCATCTAGGTCTATCGAGGAGTGGATGCATCAGGAAAAGATACATATGATTTTCCCTGAGTCAGCTTTAAAACAAGTTGGTGAGCGTAAGGTTATTCCATTTGATAAATGGAATAGTACTGAACCTATTGACGTTGCTGAGTATGGATACAGATTGCCTATACATAATGTTAGAACAATCATGTCTGAAATTACATCTGACAAATCAATTAAGAGTCAGAGGATGCCTAAGCAAATGTTCTCTACACTCAGCTTGTTTGGTTATAAAGATGTAGACGGTGCAACGGCTAAAGATATGATAAACACTCTTATGGGTAAAACTTCTAGAGGCGTTCCTGAGGTTAATGCCAATTTAAAAGAATATAAGAGTACTCGAGACCCAGTATTAGAGAATAAAATTATAGATAGATTGGATGAACTATCGGTCGACAGTCTATTAGATATAATGCGTGACCCTAAATACAGTGCCTTTGCTCAAAAGGCTTATAAAAAGATTCTTAGACTTAATCAAGAAGTCGTTGCTGAATTGGTTGAGGAGGGTGAGTACAGTAGACAAGAAGCTATGGAAGAAGCCAAGGTTAATATGGAGTTCCAAGGTGTCTTAGACAGGCTCACTATGTTATATCCAGAAGGTAATGTCGGAGCTTATTTACATAAGTGGATGAAGGGTTATCGTATGGTTGCTATGAGAAATTATGTAGTAAATAGCATGTCAAAGCCAAAGATAGCCAATGCCGCTTCCGCTAGAATGAGACCAATAGACGCTGGTATGAAAGAAGAAATAAAAAATATGGACGATAAGACCTTCTTTCTTGGCGATAAGCACGGGGACAAGTATATAGAAGACCCTCTCTTACGGAAGGGTGGTGATAAGTTGAGGAATATATATAATGATTGGAAGAAAGGTAAAGAAGGCCCGTATCAAGACCATCAAGAAGAAGTTGCTCAAATCATGGAAGCTGTGGTTCTTCGTGTTCCTATGGATTCTCCTTCAGGAGCCCATGTACTAAAGTTTGGTGGTTTTACAGGTATAAAGGACTATGGAATCATTACACATGGTCGGGTAATGAGAGCATTAGGTGGTGCAGACCTTGATGGAGACAAGGCTCATATACTTTATGGTGGGGAAGGTGGCCTTAAGCCAGAGTGGAAAGAGATGTATAGGTCTCAGAGAGATGAATATATAAAGGGTGAAAAGGGTTCTGAAATTGAAATGCACAACAAGAATGAAGTTGACCCATTCAATGGCATGACCTACAGACAGCAACTTATAATGAATGACCCAAGAGTAATGGCACAAGCTGAAGCTAAACAAACTTATTTTGACCCTTATTGGAGATACTTTATGAGTCAAGGGGCATCTACTGGGCGTGACTCTTTAAAGAGAGCAGTCGTTGGAAGGTCTAAGATTATAGGTGCTTATAATGCTATTCGTGCCACTGACAAGCCTCAAGAATGGTGGATGACCTTAAGCGTGAAGGGTAAAGGAGGTAAGCAGAAAGATGTTAACGTCAAGGCTAGGATTACTCAAGACGGTTATTATATACCATACGTTCATGAAAATGAAGTAAAGATGGCGGTCTTTAAGGTTAAAAAGGGAGAAGAAGATTTATTGAGATTTAGAAATATGGCTAGAACCGCTACTGCCCTTGGTTCAGACCCTATGGATGAAGCAGGCTTAATACCAGCACAAGAGATGACTAGGAAGATGCTTGATACATTGTTTACTTATGAGATTCATGACTATAATACTAAGAATCATGGAAATTATAAGAACGCTTTTATGACGGGAGAAGTTGATGGTAAGTACGATATAAGATATATGGGACTACATAATGTATTCGGTGAAATCAATAACTTATTATATGGTAAAAACTGGAATACTGGTCGTCGTCATAGCTATGCTGATATAGCTCAAGGTATGTATAAGCTTGATTTCTTACCTGAGAGTTCTAGAAATACATTTCTTCCTTCATTAGCTCAGCAACTTAAGGGTTTAAATTGGAGTGATAACATATTTCGACGTGTAAACTTTGATGCTTTGGAAAAAATGTATTCTCTTAATAATGATGCTGTAACTGAATTAGAATGGTTAAGGGATGTATTAAATAGAAAAAGCATTGGAACTCCTTGGGGGGTCTTAATTGGTGAAGTAAGGACAAGAGAACTTTGGAAGAAAGAAGTCAGGGATGTCTATATCAATAACGATAAGAAGTGGAATGAAATCTACGGGAAAATATATGCAACGAACAAAGATGGTGAGAAATTATATTCATTAGGCAACCCAAAACTACCAAGTGAAGCATGGAACCCCTATGCTCAGAGGCCAGATAATCCCAAGTTTAGAAAAGCTTGGTTAGAAGCTGTAGCTTTAAAAGCTGAAGATTTTGTTATTAATGATTTGAGCGACATGACTACTATAAGAAGGTTGACAGATATAGTTGAAAAAGGAAATTTTCTTCCCTCTAAGATAGCTGAGATTCATAGCTTAACTGAGTTTGTCAAGAATCAACATGCTATGAGGAGTAAGCAAAGGAAAGAAATACCAGTTGATGTACAAGAAACTATTTACGATGATAAATCTTATGGAGATGCAAGGTCAGCTAAGACTGACCAGCTAGGTATAGACCAAATAATTAGGAAGCACAAGGGTAGCCTAACCCCTTCTGAGAAAGAACTGTACGATACATTGTTAATCGGTACTTATCAGAAGAGTAATCTGAATAAGATAGCTGAGCTTCAACAACTTGATAATCCAAGTAAAAAACAAGCATTAATGCTTAAACATTTAGAGGAAGCGGCTAATAAGACGGCTCTTGTACAAGTTGGGTTAAATAGTAGTGCTGTAAGCGATGTAAGTATAAAGAAGTTCTTTGATGTATATGATTCTCTATGGAGAAAGGCATTTGAAGAGCCGACAGAAGCTGATATTGAGCTTATTGACGGTGTATTTCATAAGAAGAAGAAGACCAAGCTTCTTGACGATGATGGTAAGATTGTAGAAGGTAGTATTATAGAGGAATCTGACCTCGATATAGGTACTAGGAAGTATCTAGATGAAGTACATCCATTTGTTGGCTTACATAAAGGTAAGATAAAAGACCCAGAGCTAAAAGAAGCCTACTATGAAATCAAAGATGCTCTTAAAAATATGCATAACTCTGATGCTATGAACTTAAACTTTTTATTTAGGACTATTACTGGAAAGAACCTGAATAAAGCCAATAAGATGGATATGCTTGACTTCTCTAGATACTTAAAACACTTAAATACGCCCTCATTTTGGCGACGTTCTTGGGATTTTATGACAGGTAAGAGTGATGAGATAAAACGAGTCTATTATTGGCAGTTTCCAGCCACTATAGATAGAAATCTCATGAAATCACCTGCTATGAGACAGTTGAAAGAGACTATGACCCCGTATAAAGACCATTTAGGCAATACTATCATGGGTAAAGGTCTTCGTCCAATGAGTGCTGTAGGAGAAATACAGAACTTCTCATCAAAGAATATTGAGCTATCTATGCAACAGATTGATGAAGAGAAGACTAGACTAAGGGATAAGCTATCTCCCTATGTTGCTAGTATAGAAGAAGGTGACATTTTACATGACCTTGCTGTCGTAACAAGAGAACGTGGTATGAAGGACATATTGCACACTAATCCTAAAGAAGACCGAGTTCTACTAAATCATCACCAGATGATATACGAAAGCAACTACACTAAGATGAGACCACAGTATCAAGCTGTTAAGGATAAAATATATAGGATAGTTGTAGATGGGAATGTTGAGCTAAAAACTGGTAAGGATGTTATAGATTCTATTAATAAGATTTATACGGAACAGAATGAAAAGATGCATCAACTACTTACTGGTCAAACAGATAAGATAGAGAAATGGTTAAGTCACGCTCGTGATGCAGATGGAAATGAAACTTGGGCTGGGTTAGATAAACTTCGTTGGAAGTGGACTACTTATATGAATGACTTGATGCGTGATGGTAAGAGGATACCAATAGAGGAGATTGGTATTGACGGTGTAAGGCAGATAGCTAAAAGAATTATGGAAAGTTATACCCCAGAGAAGATGCGTACCCCAGAGAACCTTGCTAAGATGAGGGAAAGAATGAGGGTTAACCAAGAATGGGATGTAACTAAAAAGCTTCCATTTCAGTTCTATTTTCCACACATATCTTTTGATAGAAAGGTTGCTGATAAAAATCTAGAAGCTGCAATGGAATATGTTATGAAGACTAGCGACATGACTAAGGGAGAGAGAAATAGGGCGTTAGCTAAGCTTGTGACTCATCACAAACAACTTACTGGAGATTTAATTGATACTTCAATGGGTGAGAACTTTGATGCTATGCAAGAAGTTATGACAAACATGGCAACTGGTAAGAAGAGAAAGGCACAGAATATATTATCAGGTAGTTTGAAGAAGGTAGGTAGCCAGTTCCATCGTAGTGCTCACATAGGAGGATGGGATAGGACACCTGAAGCTTATGAAAATTATATGAAAAATATTATAAAGACCTTCTACGACCAGACTATGCAGGTCGCTAATAGAACTACTATAAATGAATTTTACAAAAACTTTACCAAAGGTGGTAAAAACCAAGAGTTAGCAGGCAAATGGGTGAACTTCTTTAAGTTGTATGCTCAAGGAGCAATGGGTTATCCAGTTCATATACCTGAGAATGTTATGAATGACCCTGCTATGAAGATAAAGAAGACACCATACAAATGGTTTGCTGACAGCCAGACTAAGAAGCGAATTGATAACATACGGAAACGATTGGGCGTCGCACGTAAGACGTTAAAGAAATGGAAGCTTGATGATGAAACTATAGATGAGTTAGCCGGAATTGAGTACGGACAACTTAATTCTTGGTCTGCGCTGGAAGCAAAATACGAGCTAGCCGCTTTGCTTGCTCACCCTAAGAGTATGATAGCTAACCTATATGGTGGTACTGCACATACTATAATGAGTACTGGGGTGGGTAATTGGAGAAACGCTAGAAACTTTGAATACCTAAAGACTCACGTTAATCCAGAGTGGAAAGGTATGCAGGATGTCCAGAAATGGCTACAGAAGCTTGGTATAACTGAAGAGTTTCTTATCTATGAAGCTGGGCTCAATCCTAATATAAAGTCGAAGCGATACCAGAACTTTGTAAAGGAAGTTACCGCTAAGCTTAAAAAAGACCCTAACATGTCAGACACTACTCTATTAGAGTTGAAACGTAAGTATAAGCTTACTGATACTATGTGGAATTTTGCGGCAAGCTTCATGCGTATCCCTGAAAGAACTCTGAGACGTGATGCGTTTATGTCTCATTATTTACAGGCTAGAGAGAAATTTGGTAATGCAATTAAAGATTTTGACCATCCGTTTTTAATCGAGATGGCTAAAAGGGGTGTAAAAGCTACTCAGTTCTTATACTCCGCACCACACAGACCGATGTGGACGAACAGTGCCTTGGGTAGGGTGTTCAGTAGATTCCAGTTATGGAGCTGGAATAGTGTGCGTTTTAGAAACGATACGATTAGAGAAGCGAAGTTACACGGCTATCAGCCGGGGACTGAATCGTTTGACAGGCTGAAAAGAACAGCGCAAGCCGATATGTTTATGCTAGGTATGTCAAATCTCTTTTTATATAGTTTATTTGAAAACGCACTTCCAGCTCCTTGGAATTGGTTTCAAGATACTGCTGATTGGTTATTGGGCGATGATAAAGCAAGAGAACGTGCGTTCTATGGCTCTCCTTTCGGCCCATTACAAATGATAACACCACCAGTACTACGATTGTTACCGCCGATGTTTAAAGGAATGATTAATGATGATTGGTCTAAATTAACTGATTACTACCTTTGGACTATGATGCCATTCGGGAGAATGATAAGAGATGTTGCTGGGCCCGGTGGTGCTATAGAGAACCCGTATTATGCAGTAACTAAGTTAACTGGCTTACCAGTACTAGAACTAGGAGAGTTATTCAGAGGAGATGATGATGAGTCAGAGTGAACAAGGAGCTTCGTGGGTTAAGAATGAAGATGGTACATGGCAATCACCTAATGAAGGTGAAGAAGTAGATAAGAAAGAAAACAATACCAAGGCTAATGTATATAGTAATAGGATTGGTTCATTAAATAAGTTACCGAGCGATGGCAGTTAAAGGTGTAGGAACCCTAATGGGGATGGCCTTAGGGTCTCAGGTAGCTGACGAAGAGGACTTCGAAGATACCGTAAGAAATGCTGGTATAGGTGGTATGGCAGGCATGTTACCTATGAAAGCCGCTGAGAAGTTTATGGGTGAGGCTGGCCTAAAGATGAGAAATATGTCTGAAGGTGCTTATAGTATGGAACCCATGAAGCCTAGAAATCAGGCTGAACGTCTTGCTCAGAAGTACAAGGGTAATTTAGGAACAAGTGTCGTTCGTAATTTTACTACTACTGTTAAAGGTGAACAGATAGATGAACTAGCCGCAGTTTTACCTAAACACCTTGGTGATGACGGTGTAAGAGAAGAGTTTCGAAGCTATAGGGCTGGTGATGGCATGATGAACGCCACGCCAGAAGAATTAAGATTAAAGGTTTTGTCAGAACAGGCTGGAGCAAGAAATAAAAAAATTAATCGTTTGATTGACACTATTGATGCTGAACTAGATAGTGGTAAACATGACCCTAGAACAAGAGCTGGGTTAAACAGAAGGATGTCTCTTGTGCAGAGACAACGACGATTACAGGCTCAATTTGAGAGAAGCGGTGAATTTGGACGTAAATATCGCCATGAAATAGCCAAGAATGAGATTCAAGCACTGTCTTGGGGACGTAAATGGGACGTTAAAAGGCTTAGAGCCGCTGGTTTTGACTATAAAGGACTATATAAGTGGGGTGATATTAAAGGATATCTACCTAATGAAGCTGTAGTTGGTTGGGAAACAGACGCTAATAAGGTATCTAAATGGTGGGGAGGTAAGATGTTGTCAGACAACTCTACTATTCCAGTAGCTTACCATACTCATAGAGGTGATAGGTTGCTTATGGCTAAACAACTTAGTAGAAATCATACGTGGGCTAAGAGAATATCCTATGGATTAGCTAGTGGCGACCTTACTCCGAATTTAGAATCTTTAAAACAACGCTTATTATTAGAATGGAAACATGACCCAAGGTTCTTCCTTGATATGAGAGAGAAGAATGCTAATCTAACTATGGATGATTTAGCTAGTAGAGTTGCCCGTGATGTTAAAAAAAGTGGTGGCTTAAGGAAGGGTAGCCTTGGTAGGTTCAATATGACTTCCGTTGCAAGAAATTTAGGAGTCACAAAGCAATATTTAC